AAGCTGTGCCATCCAATATAAATGAATCTTGGTTAGCTATAGCTTGAGGTATAGTTTCTTTCTTTAGCTTAGTGGTTGCTTGCACCATTGCTTGAGCAGCTGCACTTCTATCCTCGGGGCCATGAGATTTTAAATCTAAAGAAATGTTGGCTTGTTTTAGTAAATCTACAAAAGTGTCATCTAGGTTAAATACTTTTAAACCACCTAGATCCAAACCCTTTAAGATAAATCCTTTACCCGCACCTGGTGCGCCTGCTAAAATTATTGCTTTAGGGTTGCCTTGTACTTCTCTTAGTAGTTGCATCAGACTTATCATAAAAATAATAGTTTATTATAAATATGAAAGGGGGTGGGGAGCATTTGTAACGATTTCAATAGTATGAAGTTACGCAAGAGATTTTGCTTCTCCAAATTTTATCCCATAGTTCGTTTAATTGAGGTGATAAAACTTTCGCTGGCAGGTTTGTGTTTTGGATTCTCTAAGCTAAAAATTTTATGTACAGATTTGAATATATCTAAATTTTCTTCTTGTGTTCTGTCGGATTCGTAAATTTCCCAATTTTTTCCCTTAATTCTATTACCACTTTTATCTTCACCTCGTGAAGATGATTTAAGCCAGAGAATTCCTACTCGATCAATTTTTTTACCAAAACATTCCTCATAACATTTGGCATAAACTGCTCCCTGCAAATCGTATGTTGTTTGAAGGTGATTAGATGTTTTAAAATCTATAATCCATCTCTCCCCACCAAATTCACATACCATATCACAGGTTCCAGCTACTTTAAGCTCATCAGAAAACAAATGTACTTCAGCCTCAATTAAAGTGGGGTTATGTGTTTCCCAAAAATCCACAAAACGTAACACCATTTTCCATACTTCAACATTCATGGTAGGGTTACCCTTAGAATCTAAATAGTTAATTTCCTCACCATTTAAATACGCTTCTATAAGCTCGTGTGTTAAGGTACCTTCTTCGGCAGATTTTTTTACAATATAATCTGCTGTATAGCCATGTCGTTTCAACCAATCTTCAAAATGTTTACCTTTAGGGTATGAATTTAAAACATACGTTACTGAAGGGTAATATTCTCCATTACGTCTATAATATCTTGAATCTGGTAATGTAATCTGTTTGTGATCCTTAGATACCTCTAGGATACGGTTATATGATTTTTTGATCATAGTGTGAGTTTTTTCTCCATTAAACCATAGTAGGTTAGTGGAACGGTGGACTGTATTAATTTAGTAAAATTTCTGAAGCCAAGTTCAGATGGGTCTTTGCTAGTTAGTTCGACTAGGTATACTTCTTTGCCTTCATCTATTAACATTTCACAAAATTTTAGTGCTTGCTTAATAGCGTCTTTATCTAGAGCAATATAAATTTTATCAATTGCTGAAGTTACTATGCGTTTCATTAAATTAGGTTCAATATTTTTACCTAATAAAGGAATAGCATTGCGTTTAATTGCAATAGCATCAAATAATCCTTCACACAATACTATTGGCAAATTCCAATTTATTAAATGTTCGTTGGGAATTATATCTCGGCTAACGGAAGGATTTCGATATTTTACATATGGTTTTTCCTCAAAAGAACGAGCTGTAAAGTAGTTTAAATTACCATCTTTATCATAAGTTGGCAATACAATCATATTAGCATATAGTCCTTTAGAACAATATCCAATATTATATTTTACAATGTCATGTTGGTTTATATTACGTTTTTTTAGGTAGGTTAGCGCGTGTTTAGCCATGATATCGTTTGGATCGGGACATACCAAACTAACATATTCCTCGGGTAAAGACACGGTATTTACCGTTTGAACATCTTTAATTGAGTGGGTAGAGGATCCAACTATAGACTTGACTTTAGCTATGTTTTCGGGGGTTGTTTTGCACTGCTTAAATAAAGTATAAATGCTATTTCCACGAGTATCGCAAGCCCAACAGTGCCAGGGATTTTTACCTTCCTTGTTTTCCGTTAAATTTACCTCTAGTTTGGGTTTAACGTGGTGGCAAAATGGACAGTGGTAAGCGTAATTGTTTCTAGCAGTGGATTTGCCCACCCCCAAAACCGAATTCACTAATGCTAATAGTAGTTGATTTACCATAACCATTAATATAATATATGGGGTTTAGGAAGCAAAAAAATCCTTGGAGAAAAACTTTCCTAATATGTTATTGTTAAACCATTTATCGGGTTGTTCTAAAACCTCGTGTATAAATTGGTATTTGATCTCAAAATACGTAAGTAATTTTTTATTGTCCACCAATTTTAAAATAACTCTTTCAAACTCGTTGTGTTTGTCTTCAGCTAGTAATTTCTTGATTCCAGGTTCAGATCCATAGTATGTTTTCCAATCTGATTCTTTGGTTACTATTTTAGTGGTAGGTTTTCTACCTGGACCGGTTTGTGTAGCTATTTCTTTTTTTCCTAGCTTGGTTTTTTTATTAAAATAAAGTACTTTTTTACCAATGTAGGATTTACCTGTAGGAGTGTGAGTTACTTTATAGACAAAACCGTATGTGTTTTCTGGAAATTGAGAGATATCTTCAATTGTATTTTCGTTGTATAACCAATTCATAAATTTTTAGATTTTGCTTTCAATCCATTTATAGAGTTTAGCAATACCTTGTTCTAGAGGATTTACATAATTAGGACCTATTTTTTCTATGTATAGGGTATTATCTGATTTTCTGCCTTTAACTCCTGTTGGGCCTTCAATATTTTTAACAGTTATTTTTTTGTTAGAAATTTTAGATATTAAAGATACTAAATTGTTTATAGTTATCATTTCTTCCGAACCTATATTAACCGGTTCTCCAAACTCCGAATCCATTAATTGCCTAACTGCTGTTAAACAATCGTCAATATATAAAAAAGAACGTGTTTGTTTACCATCTCCCCATACTTCTATAGTGTCTCCATCTTTAGCTTGTACTACTTTTCTACATAAGGCTGCAGGAGCTTTTTCTTTGCCTCCTTTCCAAGTACCTTGGGGGCCAAATATATTATGAAAACGAGCAATACGAACTTGTAATCCATAGTTTTTGGCAAATGCTAAAAATAAACGTTCGCTAAACAATTTTTCCCAACCATACTCTGAATCAGGATTAGCAGGGTATGCGCTTGATTCTTCACAATTGGGATTTTCTGGATCTAATTGGTTATGTTCAGGATACATACAAGCAGATGAGCTATAAAATATACGTTTTACTTTATATTTAACTGCCCATTCAGCAACGTTTAAATTAATCATAGCTGAATTGTGCATTATATCCGCATCATTTTCACCTGTAAAGATATAACCTGCACCCCCCATATCAGCTGCTAATTGGTATACTTCATCAAATGCTAGTTCTTCTGAGAATGGATGTTTTTGGTATTGGCAGGGTAGTGGAAATCCTTTATATCCTTCTAGACGCATTATTGCTTCTACATTTTTGGGATCACGCAGATCATAAATTATAAATTCATCGGCTAATGTTGGTTCAAATTCAGGATATTTTAAATCAACTCCGCGAACCCAAAATCCTTCTGATTTTAGCTTTCTAACTAAATGTGAGCCTATAAAACCACCAGCTCCTAATACTAATGCTGTTTTCATATTTATATTATTTTATTTTAAATTATAACCAATTATTAATATTTTTCTCCCAAACTCTAGATAATAAGGGGAGGGGTTTAATTCCAATATTATTAAGTTCATATTTTCTAATAATATTAGTTAAAATAGCCTGATCCCATCTATGTTCGGAAAAATTATCTAATTCTATATTAGTATCAACAAAACTTTTAGTATCTACTACACTTGGGGTTAAACACCAATTTTTCCATAAATTAACTATTTCTAATACTATTGAATTTTTTTGCCATATATTCCAATTAGCAGTTAATTGATTAATACCCCAATATTCTTCATAATCACAACCCATAGCTTGAAAACAATGTCTCTTACACCAATTTCTATGAAGCCACTCTCCAGCAACTACTCCTACTCCATTGTACTCATTTACAATAGTTCTAATTAGAGGATTTACATCTTTTTTAATTTCATAATTATAATTAGGTCTACCAACATCATGATATAAAACGACATCACCCTCAGGAAGTTTTTGTAAAGTATCTAATATTACTATAGGTTTCCAAGAATAAAAACCAAATCCACTTCTTCTATTTTCTAACATATAATTAAGTATATCTTCACTTACAGGAAGATTTTCCTCATTATATGAATGAACTTCATTTACTCCATTATTTAAAGCAGATTCAGTTAATCTTTTTAAACTGGGTCCATAGTAGTCAGTATCATCATACCATGATTTATTACTAAAAGTTACTAAATGTATTTTCATATTAGGATCTTAAATAACTATGTCCTCCATGAAGTCCTTTCTCTATTTGGATAACTTTTTTAGGAGTATCAATGCTGTATAATTCTGGATAAGCATATGATGGAGATAATATTCTTGGTGGGTTTAATAACCAATATTTATTAATATAAGATTCATCCCAATATATAGCAATAAAATTATGATTATCTATATCTAATTCTGATTGTTCTTCAACGTATTGGGACATTTTAAGGAATTCTTCTCGTCTGCCTACTATAAAACAAGCTTGAAGATATCTACCACTTTCTTCGGGTGCAACATAAGCTGTTGAAATTGGATTGCGTTCATACGGAAATTGAGTTGCATCTTCTTTATCGAACCAATTTGGATGATGTACTGATGCCATCCACCCATGTTCTTCTGTTGGTAGTAATTCTTCTTCTGTTACTTCTTCATTAAAATACATATTAATATTAGTAGAAAATAAATAATCCATATCATTAAATATTTCTTTATGTTTATTAATAGTAGCATAACGTCTTAAAGTATCATAGGGCCAACCCATTTTTTGAAGAGGAACCCATTGATAATTAATTCCTTTATTTAATATTACTTCTTCATCAGTAAAAATAAAATATTTTTTGTGCGAATTTTTTAAAAATTTTTCTTCACATGTTTTAATGTAATTATCTAAAAACATTCTGTATTTACCTGTACAGAAAAGTACAAATCCTACTTTCATATATTTCTTATTTTAATTTTTTTTGATATAAATTCAACTTCTTTATTATTTATTTTTCTAATAATACCCCCATCACCTCTATTTCTTCTAATTTCTAAATAGTTTTTATTTACCTCATTCATAGATTTTCGAGTAGATCCTTCAGATAATAATGATCTAAATTCAATAGGAACATACCCACAAACCCATCCTTTAAAGCTTGCTCTAACGTTTAAGTCATGATCATCATCTCCTAATACAAAATTGTGTTCATCCAAATAACCTAATTCATCAAGTTTATTTTTATCTAATACCCAAGGTCCTCTGTTACAGGTATCTCCTACATAAAACTTATTATAACTATTAAAATCTAATTGTAGTGGTTGTTCTACTAACCCCCCCATTTTACCA